TATGTCGTATAACGGCAAAGACGGTATCTACATTGATACTGACTGCTTTGATGAAGAAATCGAAAAGATGCTTCATAAGCTGTTTCTAAAGAGGCGAGTAATATTCCATAATGCCAAGTTTGATATGGCTTTTTTTGAGTATCACTTTGGTTTTGAGTTTCCTCGATTCGAAGATACCATGTTGCTCCACTATCTCATAGACGAGAATCCCGGAGGGCACGGTCTCAAGCAATTATCTCTCAAGTTTACGCCCTATGGTGACTATGAGAAGCCTATGTATGATTGGATTGACCAGTATAAAAGATCCAACGGGCTGAATCAAAGTAACTTTACTTGGGACATGATTCCCTTTGATGTAATGAAAACATATGCAGCAATGGATGCGGTGTGTACTTTTCTGCTTTATCAAAAATTCAAGAAGATTAAAAACAACCCAAAACTCAAGTGGGTGTACGACCACATTCTTATTCCTGGCTGTCGGTTTCTGATGGATGCTCAGGACAATGGAGTACCTTTTAACCCACAGCGACTCCTTAAGTCACAGTCTCTAATGCAAGAAGATATTGATGCTGCAATCGACCAGCTGTATGAGATAGAGGCTGTGCGTGAGTTTGAGAAAGTCCAAGGCAAAGAGTTTAATCCAAATAGCACAGTTCAGTTACGAAGTTTGTTATTTGACTACATCGGGCTGAAGCCTACCGGAAAGAAAACAGGTACAGGAGCAAACTCAACAGATGCTGAAGTACTTCAACAACTCGGAGAAGAGCATCATGTTCCTCGACATATTCTCAATATACGTCAGAAGTCTAAGATTAAGAATACATACTTGGATAAAATCATTCCCCAGTTGGATCGTGACGCTAGACTTCGCACTAATTTTAATCTACACGGCACTACTAGTGGACGTCTTAGCTCGAGCGGCAAACTAAATATGCAGCAGCTGCCTCGTGATAATCCAATTGTAAAAGGGTGTATACAGGCAAAAGAAGGTAATAAGATTGTTGCAATGGACTTAACCACCGCAGAGGTCTATGTCGCAGCAAAGCTTGCAGAGGATGAAGCGCTTATGGAAGTCTTTCGTTCAGGCGGAAACTTTCACAGTAGTATTGCAAAAACAGTATTTAAGTTACCATGTGACGTAGAAAATGTTGCAGAACTCTACGGAACTCAAAGACAAGCAGCAAAAGCAGTCACATTTGGTATTATGTACGGAGCTGGTCCTTCAAAGATCAGTCAACAAGTAACAAAAGACTCAGGAACATATTTCAGTGTATCAGAAGCTAAAGAAGTTATTGAAGATTATTTCGGCTCTTTCCACCGTCTTAAAAAGTGGATTGAGACAAATCAAAAATTCATTGTTCAGAATGGTTTCGTTTATTCGTTTTTTGGACGAAAACGACGACTACCAAACGTACTATCTGAAGATGCTGGCATTCGTAGTCATTCTGTTAGGTCTGGCCTTAATTTTCTCGTTCAGTCTGCTGCTTCAGACATTAATCTATTAGGAGCAATAGACACCCATGCAATGGTTAAAACTAAAAAGATGAAAGCGCGTATTTTTGCACTTGTACACGACTCAATTCTTGCAGAGGTACCAGAAGGCGAAGTAGAGGAATACTCAGCAATACTCAAAAAAAGTATTCAACTAGATAGAGGTATATCTATTCCAGGTGCTCCAGTTGGGTGTGATTTTGATGTGCACGAGGACTATTCTCTAGGAAAATTTGAGAAGATGTATGGTGATTACATATAAAACTATACCAAGAATAGCTTTTCCAGTATTTATATTGCCTTCTAGCAACTGGTATGAAAGAGACGGGTTGCTCTATATTGATAATCGCCTGATTGATGATAGGAATATGCAGGGAGACACAATAGGCAAAAGAAGAATGCAAACACCTATGAAAAATCTTATGCCGATACGAGGCTCTCTAGGAAGTCTAATCGGAATACTGAAACAAACAAGTAAAACTTTTATAGATGTTAGAGGGGTGCCTTTTCTTTATGAAAAAACGCGATCTTGCTCTCTTCGATACTATAGGATTAAAAAAGTAGAGCGTAGAGACAGTGCTTCTATTATTTGGTTAAAAGGAGTTAGTTTTCCTTTTAAAGTACCCCGCCCACCCAGAGCAGAGCTTCAATGGGCGGGAATTTTGCACCTTGGGAACCGACCTTGGTTGCTTTACGAGTATTCACAAGAAAAACTTGCTGACACTCGAAGAAAGGTATAAGTATATGTCAAAAAGATCAAAAACATTGGCTGGATCGGGGCTTTCACTTGCAGAAATAGAACCTCTTACAAAGAATCAACTTGTAGCATTTGAAAGTGACAAAAATCTTATTTTACATGGACTCGCTGGTACAGGAAAAACTTTTATTTCTTGCTATCTTGCATTCGATGATATGGTAAAGGGTGTTTATAATAACTTTGTTATCATACGAAGTGCAGTACCTACAAGGGATATTGGATTTCTGCCTGGTAGTGAAAAAGAAAAAGCATCTGTATATGAAGAGCCTTATAAAGAAATAGCTCTTGAGTTATTTCAAAGAGGAGATGCCTATGAAATACTTAAAACAAAAGGTTTAGTAGATTTTATGACCACTTCTTTTATAAGAGGTATAACCTTAAAAAATACAATAATTATGATAGATGAGTGTCAAAATATGACTTTTCATGAATTAGACTCAATTATTACGAGAGTTGGAGAAAACTGTAGAGTTATATTCTGCGGAGACTTTCGCCAATCCGATTTAAAATCAAACGGACTAGAAAACTTTATGCAAATACTAAAAAATATGGGATCTTTCGATTTCATTGACTTTGAGATCAAAGATATAGTACGAAGTGAGTTCGTAAAAGATTATATAATTGCAAAGACTGATTTAGGATTATGAGTGAAAGTAATATAGTTTCTCTACTCGAATTACACAAAACCAGAGAGAAAGATGCAGAACTCATCTTTTATAGAAAACAGCTAGAAAGTTTGCAGATGAGGCAATCTTTCATTTGTGCAGAAATTGATCTTACACTAAAAATAATTGAAATGATCGAAAAAGAAAAAATCATAGAAGTAATCAGTGAATGAAAGCCGTTATAAGCAATCGAATATATTTAGAGATAACAGAAAGTTATAAGGAAGTTCTAAACAAAGAGCTTACTTATACTATACCGACATATAATCCAACAGACCCTCCTCTTGTTATAAAGAATATGGCAAGAATAAAAGCAAATCTAGTGAGTATTCCAGTCGGAAGAACGGATTTGATACCAGAAGACTATGAAATAGTTGATAAGCGAGAAACTATACCTGTAGAACTTCCAGAGTTTAAGTTTGATTTACGAGAAAGTCAAAAGGAAGTTTATGATGGAATTGAAGATAACGCTATAATTAACGCATGGGTCAGTTGGGGAAAGACTTTTACAGGTCTTGCAATTGCAGGTAAGCTTGGACAGAAAACACTTGTAGTAACTCATACAGTTCCACTAAGAAATCAGTGGGCAAAAGAGGTAGAAAAAGTCTATGGATTTAAACCAAGTATTATTGGAAGCGGGAGCATGGATTTGTCTGCTCCTATTGTCATTGGCAACACTCAAACTCTTTACCGTAACATTCCGGCTATACGCCATGCTTTTGGTACAATCATCTTGGATGAAATGCATCATGTCTCGTCTCCGACGTTTTCTAAAATAATAGACTCAAACTATGCAAGGTATAAGATAGGTTTATCAGGCACGATAGAAAGAAAAGACGGTAAGCATGTAGTCTTTCGTGATTACTTTGGGCATAATGTCTTTAAGCCCCCAAAAGAAAACTTCATGATGCCAAGTGTTCATGTTATTCGTTCAGAAATAAGATTTATGGATGGAGCTAGAACACCTTGGGCAAATAAAGTAACAAAACTCGCAAATGATAACGAGTATAGACACACCATTGCTATGGCTGCAGCGGCCTACGCCGCAAAAGGCCATGTAGTTTTGGTCGTAAGTGACCGTGTACATTTTCTGAAAGCTTGCGCCGAACTGGCAGGCGAAGATGCTATATGTATTACGGGCGAGGTAGCACATGAGGAGAGAGAAGAGTACCTGTCTGCTGTGAGAAACGGTAAAAAGAACATTCTTTTCGGAACTCAAGCTATCTTTTCGGAAGGCATCTCAGTAAACAATCTGAGTTGTCTCATTCTTGGAACTCCAGTAAATAATGAACCACTCTTAACACAGTTAATTGGTAGAGTTATACGAAAGGAAGAGAATAAAAGAGACCCTGTGATTGTTGACATACACCTGAGAGGGAATACTGCGAAAAGACAGGCGTCCAATCGCATTGGTCACTACATGAAACAGGGATATGAAATCAAACAACTATAAAAAAATAGTTCTTGACATGATGGTTAATTTTTAGTATAATATATGTTCTTATTTGACTGGCAGAAAATCTGTATTCATGCGGAAGGAAAGGTCGTAAACACCGTTCGTATCTTCCGTATGCTTGTTGAAAAGCAAGTACCCAAAAATAAATGGGATAAGATATACAAATATTCTCAGATAGACTTTTCCGGGGACAGTTTCATGCTGCACCCCGATATACTTCTGCACCACTCTCATAAGTACACGTATCGTGAAATTGCTCAATATATTGCTATGTGCAGCTTACGCTCACACGCAGAATATGAAGCAATAGGCACGGTAACGTTAGATGCTATTCTTGTTCCAGGAGTAGGGTCTGACCCACATTTAGTAATAGAAACAAATAGGCTACTTACACTAGATGAAGATGAACAAGTTCATTTTCTCTATGAAGAAGTCAAACCAGAGGAGATCCATTAATGGCTATTCAATTCAACCAGCACAAAGGTGCTGCTCAAAAATCAAGCATTACCAGCTTTCAATATGTAGATGGTGACAACAGTTTTCGACTTGTCGGAGACATTCTTGCTCGGTATGTTTACTGGGTAAAAGGTGAAAATGACAAAAACATTCCACTAGAGTGTTTGTCCTTTGACAGAAACAAAGAAGCTTTTAACAACATGGAAAAAGATTGGGTTCGTGAATACTATCCCGATCTTAAGTGTGGTTGGAGCTATGCAACTCAATGTATTGACAATGGTCAAGTCAAAGTTGTAAACTTGAAAAAGAAGTTGTGGGAACAAATCATTACCGCAGCAGAAGATTTAGGCGATCCTACGGATGTGGAAACAGGCTGGGATGTTCAATTCAAGCGTGTGAAGACTGGCCCTCTGCCCTACAATGTAGAGTACCAATTGCAAGCACTCAAGTGCAAGACTCGTGCATTGAATGAAACTGAACTAGAATTGGTTTCTGACCTTAAGTCTATGGATGAAGTTATGGCTCGTCCTACTGCTGATGCTCAAAAAGAGTTATTAGATCGTATTCGTGACGCGGGTTCAGAAGAAATTGACGAAACTATTGAAGACGAGTTTAAAATAGCGTGATTTTATTTACAGCGGATTGGCACATAAAACTGGGACAGAAGAATGTCCCAGTTGAGTGGGCGAAAAAAAGATACCAAGAGTTCTTTGACCAAGTACACTATCAAGCAAAAAGCTGTGATATGCACATTATTGGTGGAGATCTTTTTGACCGTATTCCAAATATGGAAGAATTAGCTTTATACTTTTCTTTTCTCAGAAATGTAAAGAAGCCTACTCTTATCTTTGACGGAAACCATGAAGCTACTCGTAAAAATCGTACTTTTTTCTCTCAGCTAAAACAAGCATCGCGAGACATAAACCCTCTCGTAAATATAGTTGATATTTCGTATGTGGATGAGGATATGGGCTTTAGCGTCCTGCCTTATGCAGAGTTACACCGAAAAGGTAGTATAGAGCACTTCAATACCTCTATGCCTCTTTTCACTCATGTGCGGGGTGAAATACCTCCGCACGTAACTCCCGAGGTAGACTTATCGAGGTTTGATTCGTTTCCTGTAGTATTTGCAGGAGACTTACACGCACATAGTAATACACAAAGAAATATAGTGTATCCTGGTAGTCCTATGACTACATCTTTTCACAGACAAGAAGTCGAAACAGGATATCTACTTATAGACCCAAAAGATTGGTCTTGGAACTGGTGGCCTTTTACTTTGCCACAGCTTATAAGAAAAACAGTTACAGATCCGGCAGACATGATTCCTACAACCTATCATCATACAATTTATGAGATAGAAGGAAATATACAAGAACTTGCAGCAGTAGAAAACTCAGAACTTTTAGATAAGAAAGTAGTAAAAAGAAGTGCTGAAGCAACTCTTCTATTAGATAAAGAAATGACACTTGAAGACGAGCTAGTAGAGTATTTAACATATATTCTAGAGCTTCCAGAAGATAAAATATTTGACATTTTAGGAACGTATAATGATTACGCTCAAACAACTCAGTTGGGATAATTGTTTCAGCTACGGACCAAATAATAATCTAAGACTTGATATTGATACAGTCACACAGATTATTGGTACTAACGGTATGGGTAAATCTTCCATACCGTTAATTATTGAAGAAGCTTTATACAATAAAAACTCAAAAGGTATAAAGAAAGCAGATATACCAAATCGGTACATGAGTAATGGTTATACTATTTGGTTAGTATTTGAAAAAGATGGAAATGAGTATATAGTTGACGTAAAAAGAAGTAGTAGTATTAAAGTAAAACTTACAAAGAATGGAGAGGACATCTCTAGTCATACAGCTACAAACACTTACAAGACTATTCAGGAAATAATAGGTATTGATTTCAAAACCTTTTCGCAGCTTGTATATCAAAGTACGAATGCAAGTCTACAATTTCTAACCGCAACAGATACGAATAGAAAAAAGTTTCTTATTGACCTGTTACACCTTGATGACTATGTTCAGCTCTTTGAAGTTTTTAAAGAAGCTGCACGGACTGCTTCAAACAAAATGATTGAAGTGACCTCGGAAATTGCAACTGTTGAAAAGTGGTTGAATACAAATAAATTAGAGAGTACCAATATACTACCTATGTTGGATTTAGAAATAAATACGGATAAAGAAGAGAAAGAGTTCCGTTCACTCTCAGTAGAACTTGAAAATATTTCTGAAAAAAACAAAAAAATTCTAAGGAATAATCAGTATAGAGAAATGCTAGCTGGTATAGATCTTGAAGAGATAAATAGTATAGAAGTTACGGAGAAAGTATCTCCTGATGAATTTCAAAAACACCTAGGACAAATAGAAGGTGCTAGAGCTGCTGCGAGTAAGATGCTTACAAAACTCGAAAAACTGGATGGATTTTGTCCAACCTGTGAGCAAGTAATAGATACTGAGTTTAAACAAAACTTGATAGACAGCGAAAAAGCACTACTAGATGACCTTGAGCGAAGAAAGAAGTACAATGAAGAGAAAGTTACAAAGATTCATAGAAACAATACTGAATTCGATAGAAAAAATAAACTTCAAAAAGATTGGGAGGATCTGTATAGATCAATTGAGCCTAATCTACCGGCGAGTATTTTGGATAAAGGACAGCTTGAGTCTCGCTTGGCCAGTCTTCAAATCGAACTACAGAGTGCAAAAAAAGAAATATCTCGAATCGCAATGGAGAATGAAAAGCGTACGAGGGAAAATACACGAATAGAAATAATTCAAGACCAAACAGATGGGTTTATAGAAAAACTAAATAAAGCTTCTGAGACATTAAAAGAGATAACAGAGTTAGATGCTAATCTAGAAACGTTGAAAAAAGCTTTTAGTACAAACGGACTTCTTGCTTACAAAATAGAAAACTTAGTAAAAGAGTTAGAAGAACTCACAAATACTTATCTGGCAGAACTGTCAGACGGGCGCTTTACACTTGAATTTATTGTATCAAACGATAAATTAAATGTACAGATTACGGATAACGAAAGTGTAGTAGATATACTTGCTCTTTCTTCTGGAGAGCTAGCAAGAGTAAACACCGCTACTTTGATTGCTATTCGTAAACTTATGAGTAGTATCTCCAAGTCTCGTATAAATATATTATTTCTAGATGAAGTAATAAATGTATTGGATGAAGCGGGAAGAGAAAAGATAGTAGAAGTATTACTTAAAGAAGACTTAAATACTTATATAGTTTCTCATGGATGGACACATCCGTTGCTAGAAAAGATAGAAGTAATAAAGGACGGAAATGTGAGTGCATTGGAGTGGCAATGATAACTATAATGGACGAGAGAATTCAAAATATTCTTTTCCAAGAAGAAGAGAGACAGGAAACTCAGATAGAACTTATTGCAAGTGAAAACTTTGCAAGCGAGCCTATAAGAGAGCTCTGTGGTAGTGTATTTACAAACAAGTACGCTGAAGGATACCCAGGAGGTCGCTACTATAATGGTTGCGAGTTTATGGATGAAATAGAATTGCTTGCTGACGGTTTAGTGTGTAAACTATACGGAAGTAATTACTCAAATGTACAGCCTCATAGCGGGGTCAATGCGAACACAGCGGTCTATCAAGCTTTTTTAAAGCCAGGAGATAAAATACTCGGAATGGATCTTGCTAGCGGCGGACACTTGAGTCATGGAGCAAAGCCTACGCTAAGTGGTAAAGTTTACAAACCTTTTACATATGGAGTAGATGAGGAAGGATACCTTAACTACGATGATATTAGAGAGATTGCAAAAGAAGCCAATCCGGATATGATTGTAGCAGGTGCGAGTGCTTATTCCAGAGCGATAGATTGGGGAAAATTTAAAGAAATTGCAGATGAAGTCGATGCATTTCTTTTATGTGATATGGCACATTACAGTGGTTTAGTTGCAGCTAAAAGATACCCAAACCCTCTGCCCTATGCGGATGTAGTTACAAGTACTACGCATAAAACTCTAAGAGGGCCAAGAGGTGGGATGATTCTTTGGAATAACCCAAACTATGTAAAAAGAATAAGTAGTGCTATTTTTCCTGGCACACAAGGTGGCCCTCTTATGAACATGATTGCTGCAAAAGCTCAGTGTTTCGCGGAAGCATTGGAGCCGAGCTTTGGATACTATATTGATGCTGTGATAAAGAATGCTCGAACCATGTCAAAAGTATTTATGAGTTCGGGCTATAACGTAATTACAGGAGGAACTGATAGCCATATTATCTTACTCGATCTAAGAGATAAGAACATTAGTGGCAAAGAAGCTGCCGATCGTTTAGAAGAAGAAGGAATTACTGTAAATAAGAATGGAGTTCCTAATGACCCTCGCAACTTTATAGAAACGAGTGGTATACGAATCGGTACAGCAGCAGAAACAACGAGAGGTAGGTCTAACACTTGGTTTGAAGGCTTAGCTACTGACATAATAAATATACTGGAGAAGTAGTGGTAGATTCAAGAGCAAAAGGAGCTAGGGGTGAGTATCTCGTAAGAGACATGCTACGAGTCCACACAAAGCTTAAATTTGAAAGAGTTCCTGCTTCTGGAGCACTTGAATATTTGAAAGGAGACTTATATGTTCCTCACGAGAAAAATAAGTATTGTATAGAAGTAAAAAACTATGAGAGCTCTCCTCTTTCAGATAAGATATTTACGGCTCCGAAAACAAATAACTTGATAAAATGGTGGAAAAAGTTAGAGATACAAGCCGCCGGAGGAAATCAGGAGCCATTGTTATTTTTTAAGTATAATAGGTCGCCTGTTTTTGTTGTTACACCAGTACCGCCTGAGAATACAGATCATTTTATCTATATTCATTTTTTGGCGTGTTCTGTGCTACTTGCAGAAGAGTGGTTAAAAGAAGAGAAAGTGGAGTTTTTAAATGGCGTTTAATTTTACAGACAAATTAACAAATGATGGAGAGTGCACTCTCATAGTAGATGCTCTTAATCTTGCTTTTCGCTGGAAGCACCAAGGAAGAACAGACTTTAGATATGAGTATCAAAGAACTGTAGAGTCCCTAGCAAAATCTTATAGCTGTAATAGTATAATAATTACAGCAGATTTGGGTTCCTCTTCTTACAGGAAAAATATAAGTCCTGAATATAAGCAGAATCGAAAAGAAAAGTTTGCGGAACAATCAGAAGCGGAAAAGATGGCTTTTGAAGAGTTCATTGCAGAGTACGAAGCCACTTTACAGTTGCTTCAAGAAGATCATAGGTTGCTTCGGTTTCGAGGAGTAGAGGCAGACGATTTAGCTGCACATCTAGTGAAACATAAAGATGCTTATGATTTAGAGGACATTTGGTTAATTTCTAGTGATAGAGACTGGGATCTCCTTATACAAAAAGGTGTGAGCAGATTCTCTTATGTTAATAGAAAAGAGGTTACTTTGGATAACTGGAAGCAGCACTATGATGTTGATCCTTCAGAGTATATCTCACTCAAATGTCTTACTGGGGATAAAGGGGATAACGTACCTGGGATACCGGGGATTGGGCCTAAAAGAGCTTTAGGGCTAATTAAACAGTTTGGAGATGCATTTAATATCTATGATGCATGTCCTATATCGGGTAGTTATAAATACATTCAATCATTGAATGAAAATTCTGAGCAACTACTTCAAAACTATGAGCTTATGGATTTGATAACATATTGTGATGATGCAGTTGGTGCTGATAATATATCAGTAATAAGGGGTATAATGAATGCAGCTTAATTATAGCAGAGATAAGTATCTTTCTGAGTTTAGTATAAAAACTCTGGAAGATAGATATTTAGTCGGGGACGAGAAGTCTCCCCAAGATGCATTTGCTCGTGCTGCTTTGTCTTTTTCAGATAATGAAGAACACGCACAAAGACTGTATGACTATGCAAGTAAACTCTGGTTTATGTTTTCAACTCCAGTTCTATCGAATGGAGGAACAAAACGAGGGCTACCAATTAGTTGCTTTTTGAACTATGTAGATGATAGTAGAGAAGGAATTACTTCACATTATACGGAGAATGCATTTCTTTCTTCTGTAGGAGGAGGTGTTGGTGGCTGCTGGAGCGGGGTTCGGAGTGTAGGCTCGAAAACGAGCAATGGCTCCGAAAGTACGGGTGTCATACCCTTTATGAAAGTCGTCGATGCGGAGATGCTTGCATTCTCACAAGGCGTAACACGGAGAGGAAGCTATGCAGCGTATCTCGACATTTCTCATCCAGAGATTGAAGAATTTTTGGATATTCGTAAACCTACAGGCGGTGATATTAACCGAAAGTCTACTAATCTGCATCATGGGGTCGTTATATCTGATGACTTTATGACAATTATTGAAAATGCGACAAAGATTGAAGGCTACGATGATTCGTGGGATTTGATTGATCCGCATTCTGGTACAATTGTAAAAACTGTATCGGCAAAAACCTTGTGGGTAAAACTCATACAAAATCGTGTTGAAACAGGGGAACCTTACATTATGTTTGGTGATACTGTAGATGAAAGCGTACCTGAGTTTCAACGACAACTTGGATTAAAAGTACATCAATCAAATCTATGTTCCGAGATTACATTGCCTACAGATAAAGACCGCACAGCGGTATGTTGCCTGTCAAGTGTAAATTTGGAAGAATACGATGAGTGGAAGGATAATGACCAGTTCATACCTGATTTAATTCGTATGCTTGATAATGTTCTTGAATACTTTATAAATTCTGCTCCAGACCAGCTTTCTCGCGCTAAATATAGTGCGATGAGAGAACGAAGTCTTGGGCTAGGTGCTATGGGATTTCATGCATATCTACAGCGACATAATACTCCCTTTGAGAGTGCTATGGCGACTGGAAGAAATAAAATGATGTTTCAGCGAATCAAATCGGAGGCAGTACGTGCAACAAGACAGTTGGCTGAAGAACGAGGCGAGTGTCCTGATGGCAAAGGGTATGGTGTGCGCAATGCTCATCTGCTTGCTATTGCTCCTAATGCCAGTAGCAGTATTATCTGCGGTAATACTTCTCCTTCAATTGAGCCGTATAGGGCTAACGCTTTTACTCAGAAAACTAAAACGGGGAGCAGTTTACTTAAGAACGAATATCTTGAGAATATCCTCCAAGATATCGACCAAGACACCGACGAAGTATGGAAAAGCATTGTCACAAACAGTGGATCTGTACAACACTTGGATTTCTTGGATGATTGGACAAAAGACGTCTTTAAAACAGCGGTGGAAATCGACCAAAGATGGATCATAGAAATGGCTGCTGAAAGGCAAGAACATATCTGTCAGAGCCAGTCTTTGAATGTATTTTTTCCAGCGGACGTATCAAAGCAGGAGCTGCATGCTATTCATATGATGGCATGGAAGCGTGGAGTAAAGACTCTCTATTATTTGAGAAGTGAAGCAATAAAGCGAGCAGAAACAGTATCAGATGAAGTGCTTCGGCAGCGAATCTTTGAAAGTATGGATGAGGAAGGTTGTCTTGCTTGTGAAGGCTAAAATTTGGACAATCTGGAAATACACAATCGGTAGTTTTAGCGACGAAAAAACAGCAGAACACGACAATATCGTAGCAACACTACGAACTTTGATTGTTCTTGTCAACTTTATGACCTGTTTTTTCATCATGGCGAACGTAGTTCATAATTGGTAAAAAAATGAGTTTATTAGAAGAAAGAGAGTATTACAAGCCCTTTAGTTATCCTTGGGCATTTGAGCATTATAAAACGCAACAGCACATGCATTGGTTACCCGATGAAGTGCCGCTTGCAGATGATTTAAAAGATTATCGGGAGAAAATGAGTGATGGGCAGAAAAAGTTACTATCAAACCTTTTTCGTTTTTTCACTCAAGCAGATGTAGATGTATGTTGTGGCTATGCAAAACACTACCTACCTACATTTAGACAACCAGAAGTAAGAATGATGCTTTCGGCATTTGCTGCTATGGAGGCGGTGCATCAGGAAGCGTATTCTTTACTTCTGGAAACCCTTGGGTTTGGAGATGATGAATATCAAAAATTCTTTGAACACAAGGAGATGCTCGATAAACACGAGTATCTACACGATTTTGGAGTTGACACACCTATGGACATTGCGAAAACAATGGCTGTCTTCTCCGGATTCACAGAGGGAGTACAATTGTTTAGTAGTTTTGCTATACTTTTGAACTTTCCTCGCCACAATCTAATGAAAGGTATGGGACAAATAGTGACTTGGTCTGTTCGCGATGAGACTCTTCATGTTGAAGGAATGTCACAACTATTTCGTACTTTCATTAAAGAAAATCCAGACCTATGGAACGATGATCTGAAATATGAAATCTACTGTGCGGCAGAAAGAACTGTTGAACTAGAAGATGCGTTTATTGACCTTTGCTTTGAGGGAGCAGAAGTTCCGGATCTTACTCCGGAAGAAGTAAAAGCGTATATTCGCTACATTGCAGATCGTAGACTTCTTGGTCTTGGACTAAAGAAAATCTTTTCAAGTGAAGGAAATCCCCTTCCTTGGCTAGATTACATGTTAAACGGTGTAGAACACACCAATTTTTTTGAAAACAGAGCCACCGAGTACGCACGTGCAAGTACTACGGGTAACTGGCAAGATATCTTTAAATAAGGAGTCCTAAAAATGGCTGATGTAGAAACAGCAGATAAGCCTGTGCTAACGTTCGATGACAAGGATTATGTCGTTGAAAATCTCTCAGATACCGCAAGATACTTTGTATCTCAATTACAAGACTTGGCCCAACAAGAAGCTCAAACTAAGAGCCGAATGGATCAAATTACTGTAGCACAGAAAGGCTTTCAAGACCTTCTGCGAGAGGAGCTGAATAAGCCCGAGGAAGAGGAAGTAGACCCCGATTCTCCAGTAGTGGAGGATTAAAATGGCTACAAGACCAACTAAAAAGCCGGCTGCAAAAAAGCAGGCTCCACCCCCACCGCCACCTCCGGTGGAAGAGGAAGTTGAAGATGATGAGAGACAGACTCTCATTTTGGAGGATGATAAGTACTTTGTAGATGAGTTATCTGAAGATGCTCAAGACTTAGTAAGACTTCTTCAACATTTGAATCCTCAAGCAGAGGAAGCAAAGAAGCAGTATTTAATATTTGAAAAAGCTCGAGCAGGATTGATCGATGATTTGAGAGTAGAGATACTAGGAGAAGAATAAGAAAGGGGCGAAAGCCCCTTTTTTATTGATCGTAGCCGCTCAAAGTTACAGCAATTGCATCCGCAACGCTTGCTTGAGCATTTAGAAATTCTGAAGCGCCGAGAACAACACCCTTGATAATAGTTGGAGTACCACTAGTAGGAATACTATAAGTTTTCATTATAGTGCCTACATCGGTAATTGTTGCAGTTGAACCATGAATTCCAAGAGTCAAAGTTACAGAGCCTCCCGAAAGATTTACCGCATAAATATTATACGCGCCTCCGCTAGCTCCTGCTTGTCCAACTTCAGTAGCATTTGTTGTTGTTAATTCTATGCTACTTCTTTTTACTGAGGCCATTTATTTTTCCTTTGCTTTTCCGATATTCAGGGCAATTACATCCAAAAACTTATAAGCCTTTGCTACCCAAATATCGTCTGTAGGGGTTGGTGTCATTGCAGCCACGGCAGATGCCAACGCTACCGCTGCTGTAAGTATGTTAAAAAGATCAAATAAATATTCCATAATTATTCTCCAGGCGTATTAGCCGCTTGAGCTGCTTCAAAAGCTGCTTTGGTTGTATCATTGTGAACTAAATCACAGATACCTTTTACTTCTGTACTTGCTGAAGACCAATCATCTGCAGGACCTACGGTATGTCGATGAAAAGTGCGACTTATTTCAGTACCATCATCAGTAATTATGGTTGCAGTACGAACTTGTACGATCTTCCAATCACCCGCGTCTACCACTTCGATTTTATCTTCTTTTGTTGTTTTTTCTAAAGCCATTGTTTTTTCCTTTTGTGTCCGTGCCTAGCTCCACTAGGCGTAAATTTAGTTAGTAAAGTAGTGCCCATTCACTATGATTGAAAAATTACTTGCATGCCCTGACCCGGTCACATTCGTTAGGTTTCCCCCGGTATGAGTATGGAGACTTATAGTGGTGGCTTGGCTGCCGATATGCCCAAAATCTATCGTACTACTACCATTCATGCCGGTAATATATGATGGAAAGCAGCCGCCATACAACACATCTGAGCCAGATGTAGCAGTACCGGAAGCAAAAGGAAGTCCAGTAATAACTAAATTAGAACTACTACTGAACCACGAAGTCATCGCGATATAGATATTGAAACTCACTTTTCTTCCAACTTTTACATATGAACCTCCGGTCGCTCCGTGGTAGCCATTACCCCCAGGGTTACCGTCGAATGCGGGAGTAAATGTTCCTTCTTCATAATCGTCAAGAGTGTTTGCTGCTGTACCATCTATACCACTTCCAAGTTCAATACCATTAGGAATAGAAACTACTCCCGCAGGGTGAATAAGCATTTTTGTAGTTAAACTACCACTATTCATTGTATAGAAATACATTTGAGCGGTTACTGCAGAAGAAGAATCAGCGGTTGTATTTACTCCGATTATACCCCCTCTTTTATCGCTCGCACTAGAACCTCTTGCAGCAAAAGTTAAAGATCCTAAACCACAATTAGCAGAATTTACAGTACTATTTGACATTACAATAGTAGAGCCGCCCTGATTTGCTGCAGCATTAGTACTAAGCTCCAAAATTCTATTTTGTTGTCCTGAGACGAAACTACTATATGTTGCTGTTTCGCTAGTTATTCCTCCAAACAGAAAATTGCCATTACTGTTGATGCGCATGGCTTCGCCAACGGTCTTAACTTTGAAAATTAAACCATCGTCACCGTTTTTGTTTTCGATGTAACCGCCTTCTGCATCGGTATACATGCCCAAGCGGTAGCCAGTTGTGCTGCCAATTTGAATTGCGGGATTTGCTTGTGACCCTTGTGCGTCTGCTGTGCCACCCACATGCAAGAGTGCGTTAATGTTGCTAGTCCCGATGCCCACGTTGCCGCTGCTGTCGATGCGCATAGCTTCCTGCCATGAAATGTCAGTACCAGCAGTGCCTGATGCGGCGACACGCCAAACATGATTACCAGCGTTTTGATAATAGTTGGTAGCTTCGTCTGTAACTCTGTATTCCCATGAGCCATCAGAATCCACAAAGGCATTTTGACTAATGCTTAATGAAGCATCAGCAGTTGCCGCTGAATCAGCATAGATGTTCGCAGTGCCGCCCAAAAATATATTTGAGTGACCGCTATTACCCGTAGTTGTAGAGGTGCCGATGCCCACGTTGCCGCTGCTATCAAGATGCATAGCTACAGTGCTATTACCGTTTGTTCTAAATTGTAGAGCACCGCCAGTTTTTCCTGCTATTGCCGAATTAAAGTCTCCATGATCATGGAACTGTATTTCTTGATCCCCCGTATCTGCAGTTCTGTGTAATACTAACATTGCTGCATCTGGGCCTTCAAGAGTTAGGAGACCTCCTCCTTGCTGGGCAAAAGAATTACCTCCTCCAATAACTACAGAGCCATTTGCTAATATGCGTAGCCGCTCCGCAGAGCCTGTAGCAAATCTTAGTGTGGTTGCACGCATACCAAAATCAACTAATGAACTCTGGTCTGTAGTTGTTGCTTGGAACCCTGTTACACTACCAATTTCCCCTATACCACCCGTAAATCTAATAGTCTTATCGGTATCTTCATGAATCGTTACACCAGTAGATGTTGTTTCAAATTTTATAGAATTATTGTGATAAAGAGTGACCGCGCCATCTTTCGCAGCATTCACATAAGTTTCACCACCAATACTACCAAGAACAATATTATTATCGTCTTGGATGTAAATGTTTCCAGTTACACTTGAACTCGCTGTTCTTATAACTCCATGAGTACCATTAAAATAGATTTCAAAGTCATCACCAGTTCCATATTTTGAAAAAATATTATCACCATGAAGTGTATGACCAGTCAGCGTTCCCCCCGCAAGTGGTAGTTTTGCTGCAATCGAAGTTGTAACAGTAGTACTAAAACTTGCGTCATCTCCTAAGGCTGCAGCCAATTCATTCAAAGTATTCAATGTTCCTGGTGCAGAGTCAACAAGATTTGCAAGTGCTGTAGTCACATAAGCAGTTGTAGCAATTTTCGTAGAGTTATCGCTGGCTGCCGCTGTTGTGCCTGTGACTGTAGAAGCAAGTGCGCCTGCGACAGTAGTAAAAGTACCGGCAGCCGGAGTCCCACTTCCAATCACAGTGTTATCTACGGTTCCGCCTGATATGGTTAAGTCCTGTTTTACAAGACTGTTTGAGACTTGTGTAATTGCCATTTAGTTATTCTCCTTTAAGTGCTGCCACTTCTGCCTGTAGAGCTTCTATCATTTCTTGTTGTTCTTGCATTGCTTTCACAAGGACTGGTATTAAAGCTGTTCCTCCGAGTTGCTGTACTCCTTCGTGATTTTCTGACCACATATCAAATGCATCTTTAATTTCATCGTGATTGTCTATCGCAGTTTTTACTTCTTGAGCGATAAAACCATGATGAACACCGCCTTCACCAATTACTGGCTCATCAGAGTCTGCATCGTATCCTCTAAACTCTTCTGGAATATCTTTTTTCTTTTTCCACTCGAAAGTTACTGGTCGAAGATCTTTGATAAATGATAGTCCTGCTGTGGAGTCTTGAATATTTTCTTTGAGTCTTACGTCTGAAGAAGAACTAACTGTAGTACTTCCAAAAGTAAGTTTTACCCAAGAGCCTGCTTTACCAGTAGTAAAGGTGCTGTTTCCCTGACTTGTAACATCATATCCAACAACTACTTGTGTGTCTGAATTACCAGCACTTGTATCACTATAAGCACCTATGATAATATTATTACTTCCAGTGCTAAGACCTACATTATGGCTACCTGCACCCTGTCCAATACATATATTATTGAGACCCGTACTAACAGAGCCGCCCGCCCCTGAACCCAAGGCGGTATTCGAATAACCAGTTTGAATTGAAGCAAGTGCTTCACAGCCTATTCCAGTATTATTACTAGCGCTTTGACCACTTGCTCCGAATCCAGCTCTATAACCATTGAAAGTATTTCTTGTACCTGTTATATTATAGTAACTGGATTGAAATCCTACAATAGAATTACGTCCTACTCCACTTCCACTTGGATTAAAACTTATTGCTGCTTGTGAACCTACAAAAACATTTTGCTCACTTTGAGTATTATTATAGGCTGCATAGTATCCAATACAGGTATTATTACTTGACGAATTTGTATTGTTGCCAGCACCATACCCTACCATAGTATGATAGCCGCCAGAAGTAATTTCTTTACCGGCATATTTACCTACACACGTACTACCAACTCCAGTTACATCCTTTTCCATAGACTCATAGCCTATTGCGGTATTATCTGTTCCGCTAGATGCTAATCGTAGTGCTCGGAATCCAACTGCGGTTTGAGCACTTTGAGAAGTCTCCATCAGAGTTTCTCCTCCGATAGCTACATTATAAGCATGGGCAGTACCAGTATTATTCATAGCATTTTTACCGATTGCTACGTTTGTATGTCCTGTAGTTAAATTATCTGCAGCTTGAAACCCAATAGCAACATTATACTCTCCTGATTGCAATGCTCCAAGCGCAGAGTGTCCTACACCTACATTATGGCTACCAGTATTAATTGCATCTCCAGCATAGGCTCCAAGTACAGTATTATTGCTACCACTAGTCATCTGAGTTCCAGAGTTGTGACCAATAGCTACATTATCTTCTCCTTGTACATTCCCATTTTCCATTGCACCATAGCCCATCGCAACATTTCGAACTCCATCAGTTAGACCATACAAAGCACTAGTTCCTACACCAATATTTGAATGTCCTGATGTAAGAGAAAATTGTGACTGAAAGCCTATTCCTACATTATTATTTCCGGTACTCGTAGAGGCTTGAGGGCCGGAGTTACCTCCTACCCAAACACAATTATCGGCGGTTGTTGCTAGCTTACCTGCATCACGACCTATTCCTGTAGTATAGTTTGTTGCTCCGCTTAGATTTACAAGTGCTTCGGTGCCTACCGCAGTATTATAGTTTCCACTAATAATCGAGCTGAGTGCATCCATTCCAATAGCAGTATTTTCTATTCCTGTCTGTAGTGCATCTCCAGCTAGACCGCCGATGAGCGTGTTGCGGACTCCCGTGGTGACTGCCTCACCAGCACTGTACCCCACCGCTACGTTGTAAGTATTTGTCGGAGTAGTAAAGTCTTGTACCTTTAATGCGCCTCTACCAATAGCTACTGACTGACTACCTGACGTATCACCGCTTAGTGCTAATGCTCCGATAGCGACGTTATCGTTGGCATCTTCTAGAGCGTCCCCAGCCTCTGAACCCATAATAGTATTGCGAATCCCGCTAGTTATAAAAACCCCTGCAATATAACCTACTGCCGTGTTGTTTCCGTCAGCACCTGCATTTAGGGTTTTAAGAGCCTGATAACCAACAGCAGTATTTAACCCATGAGCATCTTCAGTAGTTAACGCTTGATAACCCACTGCAACATTAGCGTCACCAGTAGTCAAAGCCGTACCTGCTTCATCGCCCACGACAGTATTGTAGTTGCCGCCAGAGGCTATGCTGTTACCAGCGTTGACACCTAGTTTTACATTTGAAGTTCCTGCTGTGGGGGTGCTGATATGTCCAATAGCATCAAGAATGATGTTACCTGCGGTGTCTAATGTTAGGTTGCCTTCATTAGCAAAAATAGTTCCATTAGTGCCATCAGATGTAAGAATTAAATCTCCACCTGCACCCATTCTTAGTAAACCATTATCTACCATTTGAATGTCGTGATTAAAGGATGCTGAACCTGCCGCTGACATATCAAGGCGCAGCGCTTCAAAGATAGATCCACCATCGTTTCCTTCAAGCGTTATATCTTTATCACTGATAAGCGACCTTATTTGTAAGTCGCCATCATTCATCCTTATTTTGCCAGTTGAGGTGCCACCATCTTTAAAAAATACTTCACCACCATCCGCATCAAGAGTAATGTCGCCACCAGCGTCTATCGTAAAGTCTGATGCATGAGCAATGTTACCAGTCATCGTACCACCCGCAAGTGGCAGTTTTGTTGCGATGCTGTTTGTAACAGTCGTAGAGAAGTTTGCATCATCGCCTAATGCTGCTGCCAATTCGTTGAGTGTATCCAGCGTGCTGGGCGCAGAGTCTACCATATTTGCAAGTGCAGTTGTGACGTAAGCAGTTGTTGCAATCTTTGTCGTATTATCAGAAGCAGCTTGAGTTGTTGCAGTTGCAGCAGACCCGAGAGACCCCGTTACAGACGAAAGAACACCCGAGATAGTATTTGACCCCGTAGTGACATTTCCTGCGAAAGTTACATTTTGACTTGAGTCTATCGTAATTGCGGTCGAAGTGGAGCTATCACTAATGCCCGAGACTGATGATAGTTCTGATGGTATTGTTGTGAGTGCCATTTAGTTATTCTCCTTTAGACGATTTATTCAGCGTCTCTTTCTGCACGAGTTTGATAATCACTTCTACCAGTTACAAGAGACACGAAGTCTGCTTGATTACTAGGAATAGGATCCGTAAAACCATCATCATTCATAAGTTTTGTAGTCCACTCAGTCTGCATACGTTTCCAGCAATTATTTTCTTTGCCAGTTACTGCGTCCTCTATCCATGTCTTTATGTCCAACAAGTCATTAGTCATAATCGCTTGTTGAGTATCGTTAAGTGTTATTGTTACTGTTAAGTTTGCCATTTTTAATCTCCTTTAAGATTGCTTGTTTCAGCCTAGCACGCCAAAAATCCGTTGAAATGACTTTCAGTTGAAATGTCAGTTGTTGTACTTCCACCAGACTGATTGAAAAAAACCTTTGCAGTGTCACCCGCATCCATATCTGCGAGACAATTGACCTGTCCATTCCAATACGCTGGGTTGCTATCAAGACCGTCGGGGTCCATTAACCAGTGGTAGTTTCTGTTTGATGTTACGATTTTTATTTCTATGTAATTTGCATTCGTACTTATTTGGTCAAGCCTAATAACTGCGTTGAAGCTATATTTACCCGTAACAGGAGCCGTGAATGTATCAGAGGAAAAATTCGAACCTTGGTCGTAAATTTCAGTTCCAAAACTAACAGTGCTATTGCTAGTGCCTAGATTATTTTGAGGGGATGTTGGTTTAGCCAAAAACGCTGGCTGGTAGGGCTTTGTGACTATTCCGTTTAGAAGCACGCTTGTTGAGTCGATTTCTACGGTATTTGCGCCAGCGGCTGCGCCGAAAACGAACTTTCTAGCAGCCTGTGAATAAGCAATGTAGCCGTCGTAATTGACACCGGCATCGCCAAAATAAATGCTGCCCGAATATGACTGACCCGAAAGAATAGTGATCCCAGTGTTACCGTTACCTTCCACCACAAGTTCATCAGCACTCGCGTCCACCGTTGCACCAGAATCGGCTGTTTTCACATGAAGCTTACCTAACGGGGACGATTCACCGATGCCTAAGCCGGTCTGGTTTAGCGTCATCGAATGACTGCCAGTTCCATCAGAAGCGCTCACCATAAATTCCAACGACCCGATTGTTCCCGCGTTGATTCCGTAGGCTCTTATTTGTGATTTGCTAGAACCTTCGTGACCAATGACTAAGGACGCTGCACTGTGAGCAAGGTTTTGTCCTGTGAATCGAGCGACTCCAACATTGGAAGTGCCTGACAGGTGAAGGTCTGTGAAGCGGTGAGAAGACAAACCTAAACTAACGGTTGCGTCCGCATCTGACCCGCCGCTGCGCGGCATTAAACTTGATGATTGGAAACGAATCCCCGTATCGCCATCTATATTTAGGTCACCATTTGCAGCGCCCACCGAGCCTACGGTTGAGCCATCGCGATAAAATGAAACAATCCCGCCATCTGAACTTAGTCTGTTAAAATTACCACTGACATCATTAGTATTTGTTACAAGGATTTCTCCCCCGCTTCTTAAAACAACGCCATTGTTTGCTAAAGCATTATTCGTTTTCCCAACAAGCAAATTGCCGCTGCTGTCGATGCGCATGGCTTCGCTGCCCGCAGCAGCTAATGTCAACGCACGATTATTATGCTCATATTGGATGTATCCATCGTATGTCGCCGTCCCAGAAGTAGCATCAGCAAAAGCTAGTGTTCCTGCATGACTTGTGCTTGAACTTTTGACAGTAATGCCGCCATTTTGCGCTTTTGCCACTACGACCAAATCTGGAGAAAGATAACCTGAGTTGTTAGATTCTCCGATGCCCACATTACCGCTAGTGTCAATCCGCATACGCTCTGTATTACCACCAGTAGCAAATTTAATAATTCCACTACTAGCATTATCTGACATAAGAGTAGTTGCAGTTGTTGAATAAAAAGCACTCTCTCCACTTCCAAAAGCACCATAAGCAGCTTTTGATGCACCATATTGAATAATTGCTGCTTGGTTTGAATCAGAGTTCATTGATCTAATTGATGAAAAATTAGATGCATTAGTAGATTTTGCCTGTAAAACTGTTTCAGCAAAAGACAACTCCATTTGAGTTGCAGGACTTGCAGTACCAATACCCACACGATTGTTTGAGGCATCTATAGTAAGAGTCGTGGTATCAAAAGTTACATTTCCAGTAAAGTTTGGAGCTGCAAGATTTGCTTTTGCCGCCAAGCTAGTAGTAATTGTAGAAGAAAATGCTGCATCGTCTGCAAGTGCTGCTGCTAACTCATTCAAAGTATTGAGAGTGCCAGGAGCACCATCTATAAGAGCTGCAATTGCAGTTGTTACATATGCAGTTGTAGCAATCTTTGTTGTATTGTCACTCGCTGCTTGAGTTGTTGCGGTTGAAGCACTTGGAACTGCAACTGCAGGAAGTGTAAGAGACTTACCGCTCAGATCCAAACTTGATTCAATTTTTGCAGTCGTAACTGCACCCGCTTTGAGGTGTACAGTATCAACGGTATTCGATACAGGAACATTTACTTCAGTTTGAGTAAACGTCATTGCTTCTACTTCTACACCTGTGGGCGGAGCAGTAGAAAATGTAAGAGTAGTTCCTGATACACTAAAGGTTGATTTATTCTGATATACACCGTCAAAGAAAACTTGAACGTTATTCTCACTCACAGGATTAATTGAAAGTGTAAGTGTTGTATCACTTCCATCACCTGTCATTGTATCTATATTCAGATTGCTTCCGGAGACGCCTGCGGATACTTGATAAACAACAAGCTTTCTTCCGCTTGCTGGAGCAGCACTCATTGTAAGAGTGGTTGTACCCCCAGAAGTTGCAATACTATATGCACCTTGCTCTTGGAATACACCGTCTATAAATACAAGCAAATTGTTTTCGCTTTCAGTTGCTGCTGCAAGTGCAAAAGCTGTAGTAGATCCGTTGCCAGTAAATACATTATGATTGAATGTGTTTGTGCCACCACCACCGATTGCACCCCAAGCACTTGTATAGCCTTCGAATTGGCTTAAGCTGCTGTTGTATCGGAAGTATCCTGCTGCAGGACTGCCTGGACGCTGTGCGGTTGTACCTACTGGTATGTGAATTGAGTCAGTAGCAGAACCAATGTCCAAAGTAACATCTGGGGAAGCATTCAAAATACCCACGCGATTATTACTGCTATCTACTTTCAAAGTGCTTGTATCAACCGTTAGGTCTCCAGATACTGTTAAAGCTGAAAGAGTGCCTACGGAAGTGATTGCAGTTTGTGCAGCACCCGTTACAGTTGCTGCTGATCCAGAAACATTACCAGTTACATTACCTGCAACGGTACCCGTTAAAGCACCACTAAAAGCATTTGCTGTTACAGTTCCTGAGACATTTAAACTACCAAGAGTACCAACACTTGTAATATTTGTTTGTGCAGCAGTGACTAAAGTACCAGTAATTCCAGTACTTGCATAGATATTAACTCCATAGATACCCCTAAACTGCTTTGAAGAAGAGCCTAGATCTACGGTATCATCTACAGTTTGATTAGTAGAGTAAGGTAGCAATGCTTGTTGCTGGTAGTCAATACCATAGAGACTGTTTCCGGTAACAATAGGAACGCGTAAGGGATCCGCTAGCACTGATGCTCCGGATCCTATTTGAAATTTTTGAGTAGTTCCTAACTTATAGGTAAAGGAACCGCTGCTTTGTACTCCAAATAGAAGTGACCCTACAGCAGTAGTGATATTATTCATTGCTAGGCTAGAATCATGATAAATTTCTAAATCTTGATTCGATCCTACACGAATTTTTACATTATCATTCAGATCAAGATTACCGGTCATTGTACCGCCGGCTAATGCAAGTTTAGTAGCAATGGAGTTTGTAATTGTAGTAGAGAAGTTAGCATCGTCGCCCATTGCCGCCGCTAATTCATTCAACGTATCAAGAGCTGCAGGAGCAGAGTCAACCAAATTTGCGACAGCTGTATTTACATAAGCCGTAGTAGCAACCTTAGTGGTGTTATCAGAAGCAGCTTGAGTAACAGCAGTGGTAGCACTTGCAATTGTTCCAGCAAGAGCACCTTGTAAATTAGTAGCATTTACAGTAGTAAGACCGGATACCGTTGTAGGTAGCCCGATTTGAATTTGATTATTTGATACAGTAGTTTCTACTTCGTTTGAAGTACCTGCAAAAGTAAGAGTATCACTTCCAATCCCAACGGTATCATTTGAGCCGCTATCGGCTGCAATTGTCAAAGAGGAAGAAATAGCAGCAGTAGAAGCAGCTGTTATTCGTCCTTTTGCATCTACAGTAATTACTGGAATTGCAGTGGCTGAACCATAAGAATTTGCACTTACACCAGAAGCGGCAAGAGTAAGAGATGTAGTAGCATTTGCAGCACCAGTAAAGGAACCACTCGTACCCGTTGCATCACCTGTAAAACTAAAAGTTCTACCAGTTGCAAGAGCAGTAGCAGTTGTAGCATTTCCAGTTAAAGGACCTACAAAAGCAGTATTTGCAGTAATTGTAGTACCCGTAATTGCTGCAGGAGTAGATCCACCGATAACACTGTTATTTACAGTTCCGCCAACTAAAGCAATACCCAAACTGCTCTGCCAGCCTAGACCGCCAGAGCCATCTGTAAGCGCGAGAACAGCTCCAGAAGAGCCAACTGCAGAAGGCCACGTAATTGTATAGCTTGTAGTGGTGGCCGCCGCCTGTTGTTTTATAAATTGTCCGCCAGCGTCATCAATTAACGTTAGAATATTTGGTAGCGCTGCAATTTGTCTTGAGTTGCTCATTTATCGTTATCCTACTACTGAGTGTTCAGTCTGTTTTTCAGGCTAGCTAGCCATGAAAAGTATTTCAGCTCTTGAAGGTAATAAGGTGGTAACGTCTTCTGTATTTACAGAGCGTGTTCCAATCTCAACTTCAATTGCAGATGAATTTGCCGGAGCCGAAGAAAAAATAAGAGTAGTTCCACTAAGACTATAAGTAGATTTATTCTGGTATACTCCATTCACAAAAATGCTTGTATTTTCTTCTCTTTTTGGATTTGTAGAAAGACTAAAGTTTGTTGTGCTTCCATCTCCCGTAAAAGTATCTATTACAGTATCACCACTACCAATTGAGGCACTAAAAGCAAGAACAGTAAGCTCATCGCTCTCTTCTGCTCCGGAAGAAAGAGTTACAGAAGTACCATTACTTGCGGTATAATCATCCCCTCCACCTTTGAGTAGCACTCCATTTAAAAACACTTCTACATTACTTGCGTTGTACGCTAAGGTGTTTCCATTGGAGTCGCTGCCAGTGAAAGCGGTTTGTCCATCACTCGCAACGATAAAACTAAAAGTATCAAGTATGGCAGTCGTATTTTGACCAATCTCTACAACGGAGACACTGCCTCCTGCATTTTTCTTTGCATAAAGTTTACCATCAAATGTATTGACAGCAATCTCTCCAAGAGCTAAAGAGGCTGCGCTTGGGACTGCTCCTGCAGTTGCTGATCTTTTTAATTTTATTAACTGAGTCATGTATCTTACCTAAAAAGCACCACCGTCTGACGTTCCGCTTAGTTCGCCTGTTGCTGAAATAGCACCGTTTACAGCCATTCCTGTGCCAGAAACTGTGCCTATTGTGGAGCCCGAGACTTGAAATAACATATTACCATTTGTTGCTGTATTTACATGGTTTATAATACTGTTATTTCCGTCGTGAAAAAGTTGCAAGTCATTACTCGTACCAAGGATTACTTTTGTAGCATCAGGAAATGTAAGTCCTGACGAAGTATTTAATGATAGTTCATTTGTTCCTACTGAAATTTCAATTGCTGCTGAGTTTGCAGGAGCAGAAGAAAATGTTAAAGTAGTTCCAGTAATTGAATAAGCTGACTTTGATATATACGAACCATTTACAAAAACAAGAGTATTGTCTTCATTTTCTGGCTGGTGTGTAAGAGTGAAATCTGTTTCGCTTCCGTCTCCTGTAAAACTATTTACTACTTTTGTACCGTTTCCAATTTTTTGCTGAAACGCTACAACTGTAAGTGTGTCCCCTGCTGTTGCTCCCGATACTAAGTCTATTCGAGAAGCATTCGGAACAGTATAGTCCGAAGTTTTTGTAAGCATGAGACCATTTAGAAGAACTTGTACGGCATTGCTCTGAAATTTCAGAGAATCTCCACCATCATCTACACCCGTAAAAGTTATCTGATTTGCTGTTGCTGTATAAGTAAATGTCTTTAAAAGGTTTGTATCGGCAGTATTTGCTTCAAACTGAAGTATTGTAGGACTACCTCCAACCTCTTTTTTCATGAAGATTTTGCCGTCATATGTATTGACTGCTAGTTCTCCAAGTGCGAGGTCAGAAGTTGCGGGTACTGCGCCGCTAGAGCTAGATCTTTTTAGTTTAATTGTCTGAGTAGACACTTAGTTCTCCGAACGCTTTCGCGCATAAGGGGCGAGAAACCCGCCCCTTGGTTCTCTATTTATTAGTATGTTCCACCATCTACTGCAGCGAGAGACACAGCGCCTGAAGATACGGTAAAGTCACCGCTATCAAAACTTGCTACACCTTTTGCACCAGAAGTTGCATCACCAATCGTGTATGTAACAGTTCCACTGCTTTCTGCAACACTTAAACCACCACCAGCTGCTGCAAACGTAAGAGTTGCTGCAGAAGTAATTGCTGTACTGTTTGAACCATCACTAACAGTGAAAGAAGTGTACTTATCATACTCCGTAGAGAGTGGAATATTGAAGTAAGTAGAACCATCATTAGTAAATTCCCATCGGTCAGTAGATTCTTTATATCGTACAAGTACGTTAGTAGAAGTTCCACGTTCGATTTCGATACCAGCATTCGCAGAAGGAGTACCAGTTTCGTCAGAGTTAAGAACAATGATGTTATCGCCAATATTTACAGTATTGCTGTTAACAGTAGTCGTAGTGCCGTTTACAGTCAAGTTACCTGTAACAATAACGTTTCCAGAAGCAGTCATGTTAGCTGCCGTAATATCATCAGAAGTCAAGGTTCCATCTACTGCAACGTTGTTGAACGTTACGTTTGAAGTAGTAGCAACTGCTTGTCCGATAGAAACTGTAACTGCATCGCCAGAAACAGCCGTCGTTACGCCCGTTCCACCAGTAACAGTAGCAGTATCACCGTTTGCAATGCCAGAAGAACCAGAGTCACCAGCAAGTGTAAATCCTGCTGTGATTGCTGCTGAGCCTGCTGCAGTCAAACGACCTTGTGCATCTACTGTGAAAGTAGGGATTGCAGTTGTTGAACCAAAGCTACCTGCTGAAACAGCAGTATTATCAAGAGCAACCGTTATTGTGCTTGTGCCGCTTCCTCCGGTAGTAGTAAGACCAGTTCCACCAGCAATATCAAGAACTTCGGAGCCAAGAGCAATGCTATCAGCAGTACCGGAGTCGCCTTGAACTGCGAGGTTGGTTGAGATAGCGGCTGAGCCTGCTGCGGTCAAACGACCTTGTTGGTCAACAGTAAAGGTAGGAATTGCAGTAGCAGAACCGTAAGAGGCAGGAGTTACTGCAGTATCGTCAAGGTCAATCGTAATTTTGTTGTTTGAAACAACAGTTGAAATACCTGTATCGCCTTCAAAAGTAATAGTTTCGCCGCCTGCTACTGTATCAGTAGAACCGCTATCAGCAGCAATAAGAATGCTTGTTGATACGGTTGAGGTAGAAGCAGCAGTAATACGGCCATCAGCACCTATAGTAATAATAGGAACTGCACTGGAACTACCATAAGAACCTGCGGATACACCAGAAGCTGCAAGAGCAAAGTCCAACGTGCCGTCACTGTCTTCATAGGTAACACCTAAACCAGTTTCAGTATTGCTTGAAACCATTGCACCTACAATATCTTGTACTCTTTCTGCATTAAGAGTTACATCCCCAGAAGTAACAGTAAAGTCTGTTCCATCAAAAGTTGCAACACCCTTATTCGTTTCGGTAGCATCTTCGGCTGATATAGTAATTGTAGCATTTTCAGCACCACCGCCAGAAACATCAATACCTTCACCTGCAGTCAAGTCAGCTACATAGGCACCGGTTGTGTCCGTTCCAAGAGCAATACTGTTTGCTGCAATTGTCGTTGCAATTGAGACACCAGCAGATCCGTCAAAGTTTACAGTACCCGTTACATCACCAGTCAAAGCAATAGCTCTGGCAGTTGCTAAAGCACTCGCTGTAGACGCATTACCTGTTAGAGCTGCTGTGATTGTACCTGCTGAGAAGTTTCCGGATCCGTCTCTTTTTACGATTGCAGATGCTGTGTTTGCATTTGTTGCGGCATCTACGAGCGCGGTATAATACTTACCACCAATTGCGTCAATATCACCACTGCCGCCACCCGGACGACCAATAAATAATTTATGGGCACCACCACTGGTAGCTGAATACGCAAGTTCTCCGTTTGCTAGGGCGGTAGGAGACGCAGCTGAAGTACTACGTTTGATTTTAATTGTTTGAGTCATGTTTTGATGATCCTAATAAGCTCTTCTAGAAGCTTCCTGCGTCGAGCGTATCCGAGTCTCCTGCTATGTCTCCTATAATTAGTGGAACCCAATTGAAAACACCTGTACTCGTTTCACGATAGACTTTCATCTGATTGTCGTCTAAGTCGTACCAAGTATCGCCTTCATCTACTCCAACTGTTGGAGCTGAATTTGATTTAAACTGATTTGCTGCAAGTTGCTCAATGGCGCCTTGAAGCGTTGTTGCTGTTACCATTCCCGTAGGAGTTATGGTTACGGTTGCTGCATTATTAGTAGGAGTAGGAACAGCAAAATTGTTTATAGCTACTGTAAACTCATCTCCTTCTGAGATTGAAAGAGCTACAGTATCTCCGAAGTCTCCAGCAACTTGTCGCGCATATGCAACAATTGTAACTTGGTCTCCGGTTAAAGCACCTTCTATCAGGGTAATTGTACGTAAGTCTGTTCCTACCGTATAATCACTGCCTTCAATTAAAATTATACCGTTTAAGTAAACTTCTACGGCGTCAGAAATGTATACTAATAAAGCCCCATTAGCATCATTTCCATTAAAAACTGTTTGTCCAGCATTTGCGTTAAAGCGAAAAGTATTTAGAATATCCGCCATGATATTACCTCGTTACTTCGGGAGTTAGTATTATCTCTCCTTGTAAAATTCTTTTTACTAAATTATTGCCGGCGGTAAAGATTTCTAAATCGTAAAAGTAAAGTCCGGGCGTCATTGCAGAACTTGTAGCGTTTGTTAGCTGCATTTTTACTACCCCGTTTGTAGCAGGTGAAACTACAGTACAGGTAAATGATGCTGCGAGAGTTGAAGAACTTCTCTTTGATCGAATATGTGAACGAGCGCCGTATCCTGTAAGATCCTTTATTGCGCCTTTATCAGACACTACTAGATCAAAAACAAAATCGGAACCCTGGTCTATTGTGAGGTTGTGTTTTGGCGCTGCCATTTTCGTTCTCCATGTGGTAAATTATACTCAAAAAGACATGAACTGTCAAGAAGTATTTTTTTGGTGGTTGAATTTAGCCCTTGGGGTACTTATCTTTTACAGCTTTTAGCTTTGTATAAAAATCAGAAGTTTTATCTAAAGTACCGGAGTCAATGGCGTGCCAAAGCATATCGAGCTGCTCTGATATAAAGGGGTATGCTTCTTGTCTTTTTTCTCCGTAAGTAAGAGAATTATTGTATTTTAGTTCGATATTCATGGCATTGATACTCCTATTTCTATGAATGCTTCCTTGTAGGTTTTTGACCTTAAATTATAGATATAATTTCCTGGATCTGTTGCTGTAAAAGTTACTTCTTCCCCCGAAGATACAGAACTAGTAGCATCGGTAGTTATATCTAAAATCTGGCAGTCTTCAACCGCTGTCCAAGTGTGAGTCTGACCTACAGTTAGATGAATAGGGGAAGCAAAATTAGTATAAGTACTCGCTGCAACTATAGCACCACTATCATTTACGTAGTAGTCTCCTAGTTCACACGGCCATCCATCCGGAAAATCAGCATCCGAAACTTCTATGCCCGTTCTTCCTTCTACTTGATAGCCTTCTTTTTCTTCATCCTCTAAGTCACTTTCAATAACTGAAATAATGTTCCTGAGAGCTGTATTATATAATAAGTACATTTTTCTTTCCTATGCTGAAGTTGCAAAAATTAGATATGCAACATGAATTGATCCTGTTTTATTTGTATCTCGAAATTTTCTAACAGAGCCTGGAGAGCTGCCATGGCTGCCCTCTTGGTATCCATAATTAGTAAAAGTTACATTTGTTGTATCTACTTTCACCTCTAAACCAAAATTATACCTGTAATTACCAATGACGTTTGCGCCTCCCACGTCATATTTATGATAGTAGGGAGTTCTCATTTTTGTTGCTACTCCCGAACTTACTTCATTGGGAAAGCACCACTGAGCGAATACAAGAGGCCTAAAACTTTGTCCATGTGCTATAGAGGTAGTAGTTCCTGTAATACCTGAAGCTCCAGCAATAGTTAGCTGTCCTTTTCTTAATAACGTAAAATTTCCTACAGAAGACGCTTTACTATTAAAAAGTTGATTTGTCGCAGACGTTAAATTACCACTGCCATCGACTATATCCTGACCCGTTTTAGATACGAAGAGTCCGTGATCAGAAGTGTTTACTTTTCCTAGTACTATTCGCCTGGACATTTTATCCTCTCTTTATAACAATTGCTGTTACTGATAATGTTGATGGATTTTTATAAGCTACAGCATTTGATTGATTTCCCTTAGCAACGGATAAAGGAAGTCTTAAAGTTGTTGAGCTATTTGTTTGAGAAACTAAAGTAACTCCATTGGCAGAATAAACTCCGCCCTGTACTCTTACTTCTACGGCAGGAGTACTGCCTGTATTCTCATAAGTAAAGGTGTGGTCATTAGCACTGCTTGTATTTGAGCTTGCTCGAGTAAGAGTAACATTTTCAATTTTTAATACTGAAGAATAGTCCTGGCCCACATTTGAATCTGTGCTAAAAATCATTTCGTCTCGACTTGCTGAAGTAACATCTACTCCAGGTCTTGAAACATACATTCCTTGTCCATAGGTACCATGGTTTCCTATAAGTATTCTATTTGCAGAGGTACTTGATCCTAATGTATAAGTATCTGAACTTTGTCCAAACAGAGCAGAACTATTCATTTTTCCATAATGACAAGGAAATCTTAGAAAAGCATAGACATTGCTTGTCGAATAGTTTGAAACATGAATATTTGTATTAGAGTTATACCCTCCACTGTTTCCTTTCGGTAGCTGTTTAAAATCATCTATAGTCGTCTCTGTTAGCTCTGTAAAAGGTGCTGTTTGAAAATCAAGAGTGAGACCAAATGTAGGAGGTACTCCACCTATAGATATTTGATCTACAAAGAAATAATTATCCGGTCTTATTCCTGCAGTAATTACTGCAGGAATATACCCAAGAGAGCTTGAAGTCCAAGTCTTATCGCTTGTTGTACTCGGACTAAAAGTTTTATATATTACTCCGGATCTAAAAGTTCGAGAATCAAATACAAGTTGATTTGTCGAAGCTGTTAGTACATTTATTCCGGGCTGTGAAACAAATAACCCATAGCCATATGTTGGATGATTGCCTGCTAATACTCTATTTGCCATGATTTAATCCGAAATCAGTATTCTGCTATTGTTTCCATCAATTACAATATTTCCTACAGTAATTGATCCCCCGCTAATCATTGTAATGCCTTGATTTATATTTCCATCACTATTAAAGTTTTGTGCTTTATCATTTGCTGCATCGGCAGTATCGTCATTTGTAGCGTCAGTAGGAGGTTTTGTTCCTGTAATAGCTGAATACGCAACTGAAATACTTCCGCTTACACTAAGAGTAGTGCCATCCCAAGTAAGTTTATCTCCAAGACTAAAATTACCCGAACTATCTACATAAAATTGAGTATTTGAATTAGCATGAGCACCCGTGCCAATATATAACTTATTACTACCAATGGTAATTTGTCCAATGTCTCCCGATCTTGCTTTTAAAACACCTGCTGTAGTAACTGAAAAAGGAGCACTGCTAAAAGTTGCACTTCCTAGTTGGATACCAGTAGAAGTCGCTTTAAAAATACTGTTTCCTGTGCCGGCACTAAATTCACCATCAAGAGCAAGAACGCTGCCATTGAACGCTAGTTTATCCTTTAGGCTAAAGTTTCCACTACTATCAAGATAGAATCCAGTATTTGTATTATTAAAAGTTCCTGTACCTTGAAAAAGTTTACCGCTCGGATCAATAGTTACAGGGCCAACAGCACCCTCATCTAGAGAAAGATTCACACTTGATGCGCCATCTTGAATCGCTGTAGCTCCCGCCGCTGCTCCCGATTTAATTGTAGCAGCGCTCGTACCATCAATATTTCCTGTATGATTTCCTGCTAATATAGTAGATGTAGAGTCTTGGTTCGCTGTAGCTCCCGCTGCTGCACCGGACTTAACTGTAGCGACAGCAGTACCATCAACAGACCCTGTTAGGTCTCCTGCAAGTATCTGTGCATTAGTACTTTGATTCGCTGTAGCTCCTGCCGCAGCGCCTGCTACTACAGTGCTTGCAGAGGTGTTTGAGCCCCCAACTACTAATGAGCCTGAGAAAGTACCTCCTGCAGCGGATAGGTCTCCTGAGAAACTCGCGTTTCCACTTGAGTCTATACGAAATTCTTTTGCAGAAATTGTACCATTATTTAGATTTATTTTTGTGCCTGCAG